TTAGTCATCAAATAGAGCCAACGTCTTGTCAGACTCAGAGTTTCTTTTGGTAGATAGCAAATGAAAATAAGTGTTCTGTGTAATTGTTACTGAGCTATGTCCAAGACGCTCACTAACGTACGCAACGTCAATTCCTTTACTAATTAAAAAGCTGGCGTGAGTGTGACGTAGTCCGTGTAGCGTGATTGGCTTAATGCCAAGTTCTTTAATCAGCTTACGAAGATAGTGGGATGGAACGGACTGAGTCGTTTTTTCACCAAAGATATGTTCTTCTAATTTTGGATATGCTTTTAGAAAACGTTCAAATTGTATAAAGTAGCGATCGGGCATTGCGATAACACGTGTAGACTTTCTTGTCTTGGGTGTAGTGTACTCGTAAGGTGGCCGATTCGTCTTTGTTTTCGTCACAGAGATTGTTTTATCTGCCACATGAATATCTTTCAACGTGAGCGCCAAAATTTCGCCAGCACGCATGCCAGAGAGTGCTGCAGTATATATTGCAAAGTGTGGAGCAGTTATTGGTTCGTTTTGAATGTACTCCAACAACTTGTCTAAGTCGGATTCTTCGAGGAATTTTAGTTCTCCAGCTTTGCTTTCAGCCCCTTTGAATTTAGCACCATGTGTGGGGTCTAGTGACAGGATACCGTCACTAAAGGCTTCTTTAATCGGCATTGCAACTCGCATTGAAACTTGGCGAACGGTGCTCGAATGATGATTAACAGCATATTCATCAAGAAACTTTTGATAACGTCGCCGAGTTAAATTTTCCAGTTTTACGTTCTTAAAGTATTCGTGCACGATTTTTTGTGTTGCAAGATGATTTAAACGTGTCTGTTGTTTGATCCCGGACACTAGGTGATGTTCGAGCCACTCGTCGTAGAATTCAGTGAATAGAACACGGGTTTTATCAATCTCAACACCAGAATTCAACTTTGCCAGTAAGTCCGTCTCCCAGGCTTTGGCAGCAGCTTTAGTTGTAAAATCGCTCTTTGTCCAGCGTCGTCGCTTACCTTCAATAGTCTTGCTGACGACAACGCGATACTTTTTACCTAACTTTGATACCGACATGTTAATTTAAACCTAACCTTTGTTTAGAATTTTTGGGTAGTTTAAAGACATACCCAGGTCTGGTACAATAGAATATAGAAATAGGGCAGAAATGTTCTGTTCTGTTTTAGATAACGCGCACATTTCCTTGTTTGGTCGCAGGATGTGCGCATTTTTTGTTATAACAAAATATTGTTAACGGTATTCTGTCTGATAGAGGTATTTGAAGTATGAACTTTGGTATGCGGAAGCCAAGTCCCATGCGTTCTATTAAAGCTAGGACAACTGGTAAGGCTAAACGAGCAGTTAAGCAGGCAATTATTCCAGGTTATGGTCAGAAGGGCATGGGCTGGTTAACAGATACTAAGAAAGAGGCTTACAACAAAGTCTATAAAAAGACCACCTTTAGTATTTTCGATCTATTCAAATAATTCATCAGTACTTTGCCACCTTAACGGGTGGCTTTTTATTCTATATTAATGCCTTTTTCTCTCAAATTTTCAATACATTCAATTAAATAGATATTGTCATGCTCTGGGTAAATTGGAGAAGTCAGAACTTCACTTGATAGTGAAGTATAAGCAGCTTCCTTAGTTCCACGGTACAAGGGGTCTAACCATAATTCGTTAGGTGTATATCCGCGACTTAGCATCTCATTCATTACTAGTTCGTGATATTGAAATAATTTATACGGTGAGTGATCAAAGACGTAATTCACAGTTGCATGTTTCTTACCCCAACCGCCGCCGCGAAGCGCACAACACTCTCTATGTTGCCCCAGCAATTGCTGACGAGGTAGTTTAGGGATTAAAGATTCGTGCCACAATCGCATAGTATCCTCCTAGTGGATAAATACAGTAATGAATGCTGTGAATCCAAACAAAATTCCTGGTACATTAGCAATTACGATTGGCATGTCACGGGTATGACCGTCCGACCCAAACAATCCGTGAATAGTCCAGAAGATACAATTTAACATAGCTACAAAGGGCTGTATTGGATCACCTGAGTGACCTAATAGATTATCCACGATTTGTGGGATATATGAAACGTACATCAGTACAGACATCACACTAGCGATGCGACCAATAAGAACTAGTGATTTTTTATCTTCCATGTTATTTTCTCCTTAATTTAACATTCTAAGTAATTGTGTTGTTGTAGTTTCCTATATAAAAAATGTAACCCGTAATAGTTACCTCGAAAGTGGTAGCGCAGAAACCTAAAATCTTTTGCTTATGCACGGTAGATGCTTTCGATAACTTAATGCTACAATATTTCCAACTTAAGGTAAGTTATTTTTTTCGTATTTCACATTTACTTCGAAAACGTTCATATATAACCGGTTTCTTTTTTGCAAAGTAAACCTTATCAAGTAGTGATCTGTGATATTTGACTAGTACAATTTGAATACGGAAACAGGGCTATAATGTTTTGTTTTGGTTGATACGCACACTACTTGTTTGGCGACGGGGAGTGTGCGTGCTTTTCAAAGAAGAAAGTCTTTATAGTTTTGTGGAAAGTTCATATCATTTAAGACGGAATTAAATGTAATAGACTTGAAATCGTTCTGATATTCACGTATTAAGTCATTAATACGATGAGCAAGTTTTTTAAAGTCTTTCTTAGGTAAGACAACTTTAAGGCCGAGTAATAATTCAAAAACACCAGCTTGACTGTTCAATGGAATGTTTGGGTTTCCAAGTGCAGCCTTAAAAGGACGTAAGTTTGGAGTCTTGAAAATCTTTTTTGAGAAAGTTATTTCGCCATGAGCTACTGCGTTTCTGAAATGATTTACAAGTTGATTAACAGAATCTATAGCCTCAGGCTGAATACCGGCAACAAACTGACCGGGGTACGAGCGACGCTGGAAATGCGTAAAATCTTTTGCGACGGTGATGCGCAAGTCGTTGGTCATTATTTGGTGAAAGAAATTGATGTCACCAAACGTCAAAAAGTTGACTAGAACCCAGAGTGGAACATGACGGTGCTTGTTAACGTAATGCTTAATTGCGTTGTCTTGACCGGACTTATTTTTAACAACATTTGAAAGTGAACTGATGGTTCTAACTACGCTTTGTACCTTCTGAGGGTCTCTTGTGAAGTTGTCGATAGCAAGGTACGAATGTTCTTCTGGATGCGCCTCGGAAAATCGATATGAAACGGTGGCGTTAAGGGTGTTTTCGTACTTCAGTAGCGATTCAAATAATATTGATCTTAATTCTCTATCGAAATCGTATAAAGATTGTATTTCAGAAAAAGTAGCTCCATTGACAAATTGCTCTGGAGAAATTACAGTTCCTTTTGAATCACGTTGCAGAAAAGACCATTTGTAGCCGTTTATGATTGCGTAATACCCATTTTGCTCCAAACTTCTTTTGGCGTTGCTTGGGACATTCAGGCCTCGGTCTCGTAAAATCTTAAGTTGCTGATTTAGCGTTTTGAATGGTTTGGAATTAGTCATGTATAAATTCTCCTATGAAAAACAAAAGCCCCGGTATAATGTGTAAACACATAAACCGGGGCTTTGTTAGTTCGGCACCTAACTCCAAGGGCCCTCCGAACTTGATCTATGTGATTAATATATAGCTAGACTGTTTTTTTGTCAACATAAATGTTCGTAAATAGACCGTGAAACGAACACTTGTCTGAACTTTATTTCTTTAAAATCGGACATGAGCACATTAATAGCGAAAAACAAAATTTATAATTTCTATTTAAAGCTAGAAAAGCGAACGTTTACAACGGAGCGTTATATATTACATTTTCAGTTTTTCTTTCTGAAACGTTGACATAAATGCTGATCGATTGAAATGAATAGCCGGTTTGGTTATTTTACGTTTTTTAATAGTGTATATCTCGCTAACCAAGTACCTTGGCTTTTTGTGCATCAAATTCGTCTTGTGTAAGAATACCAGCATCCAACAACGACTTTAGCTTCAATAGTTCGTCTGCAACGCTTGCGGCAGGTGTTGATGCTACGGGCGCATTTTTTCGTTGTTCAGCGTTGTTAATAGCCTTTTTAAGAGTATCAACGAAAATAGGGGCCGTACCCTTATCAACGTTGTCGATTAGGGTGGTGTTTGCGCCATTATCAATTGATACGTTGGCAAATACTAATTTTTTAGAGTAAGAGACACCGTTAATCTTACTGAAAGGAATTTCACGGAAGTCGGTTCCAAAAATCATTCCACGGTTAACAAATATCAATCGTTGATCAGTTACTACAACTAGGACGGTTCCTTTATCAACGAATCCAGATGTTGCGTACAACAATACTTCGTCATCAGCCATGATTTCTGGCAATGATTGGACTTCCTTCTTAGTACCGAACAGATCACTAACGCCGGCTTCTACCATTTGTTGTTTGATTTCAATCAAACGAGGGCTTTCCTCACTTTCCTTTTTCATCTCTGTTTGCTCCTTCGTGTCTTTTTGTTCTTCAATTATTTCAGTAAATTCATTCATGTGTTTTGACTTAAATTTAGAGAATTGAATTGCGACCACTATTACATAAATATCTACGACCAAAAACGGCAATATGAAAACAGCCGGTAGAAAAAGCACTAGTACAAATAATACCGCAGCAATAATTCCTGCTGTTTTTACTTTTTTATGAAGTGTAACAAGACGTTCAGCGTTTTCAGATGAATTGTTTGTATTACCACTATCACTCATATAAAACCTACTCCACACAGCTTTTAACGTCAATCAGCATTGGACGTACATTAAGCGTAGCAAAAAATACTCAGTTGAACAAAATGCGTTTAACGATTGGTTCAAAGTGCGTTTGCAAACCAAGGTAATCCATGAATTCAACCCAGTTGCGTTGCTCTACTGGCACGTCACGGTATACGATGCGCGCAATCAGTCGAACAGCCTGCGTATTGGCTGTGATTTCTTCTGTTTTTAAGAACAAGGGGGAGAACCGGTAATAAGGTAGCGCGTGGGCATCACCGTATATAATGTGGGCTATTTCGTGTGCCAAACGGAACACGTAGTGATAACCTGTGGCAAAGTTGGGGTTCATCATTATCTGTCTAATGAACGGAAATGCAACGTCAGGTGATGCATCATTTCTTGTATCAATGTTGACTACGTCAATATCGTGTCTACGTGCCAAAGCTAGTAGTTCTTCTTTTATTTCATCTTCTGTCATTTATTCACCAAACATTAACTTAGCCATTTCATAAAATTTTAATTTCTGATCATCTGTTAATTCTTTACCACCGAATGATACGGCAGGGCCAAGCTTGCTTAGCACTTCGTCTAGGTCGACAGGCATTTCATTATTAGAAGATTGATGCATGTCATCTGTATTACCTAACAGGTAGTCGATTGATACACCAAGGGCTTCTGAAACTGCCGTTAGGTTTTTACCTGTTGGCGCACCAGTACGCTTCCATGTGTAGATTGTGGCATCCGAAACGCCGATTTTATCAGCTAGCTTTTTAATTGATAAACCGCGTAGTTTGGCGGTTTCGTACACTCTTTCGTAAAAGGTCATGATGTCTCCTACATACTTTAACTAAAATATTTGAGTAAAACTGTTGACTTACTAAAATTATTTAGTTAAACTATGTTTTGTAAGTTGATAAGTTATTTACGCAAACAAAAACCAGGCCATAAATTCAGGGGGCAACCTGAATACAAACGGCTTTAAACGGGCTTTTTGAATGCTTATTTACGTGTATTATAATAGCTCAATAAATTTAGTTTGTAAACATATTTACTCAACTTATTTTACTAAAAATATTTAGGAGGTCACTTTATGACAAGTGATGTGAAGAACATCAAGCATCTAATGATTGATGCAAATGTTAATCAGGTAGGAATTGCTAAGCAATTCGGTTGGTCAAACGGATATGTTTCACGATTGGTTCGTGGGGCGGAACTTGGGCCAGCGTCAGAAGCGAATAAGGAATTGGTAATTGAATGGTTGGAGTTTAAAGCATCTAAGGAGGTTATGTAATGAATGAAGAGACACAACTGGTTGTAATGACTAACGGACAGGTAACTACAACATCACGAGAGGTAGCCCAAGTCTTTGGAAGGGAACACCGAGACGTTTTAAAGGCTATTGATAACTTAACGAAGGGCTTCGATGAGGGGGTGCGCAATTTTTCGCAGGCCCCGATGTTCACCGAGGAAACTTATGTTCATTCACAAAATCACCAAGAATATCGACAAGTTCGAATGAATAAGGACGGTTTCACGTTGTTAGCAATGGGGTTCACAGGTTCTAAGGCAACACAATTTAAGCTGCGATACATTCAAGCGTTCAACGAAATGGAAGAAACGTTGCGTAGCCAACCGGCATTGCCAACAAATCCATTGGATCAGATTGTTTTGTTGGCGCAGGGAACGACGCAACTAAGTAAAGAAGTTGGCAAGTTAAAGAATAAGGTTGATGAGTTAGACGGTAATCAAGTTCTTAATTCAGCGCGCTATGAGTACATCAGTAAGGCTGTAAGCGCCAAAGTGCGAGAGTATGCCAACGTTAACAACTTGAACTATAAGAAGGTTAATGGTGAGCTGCGACGCGATTTGAACCGACAAATCAATGAAGTTGCAGGCGTAAAAATTCGACGTGACTTGCGAGACAAGGACTTTGACACCGTAACGCAACTTATTAGCATTTGGACGCCAGCAGCAGCGACGATATACCAACTAAAGCAAATGGAATTGGAGGTTTAGTGATGAAAAACAAGACAGTGAAAGTTGAAAACGTGCATGTAGAGGGTCTAGATGAATTAAAAAAGTTGTCCCAAGACCTGGTAGCTCAGGCGGAACAACTTTCGAACACGATTGAACGAATCAATCAATTGAAGATAGTTGTTTCATTAAACAGTAGGGAGGTGTAATTGATGAATGAAACACTAATTGTAGGTGGGACACCTTACGAAGTTATTGAAGTTGAAGTTATCGATAACGATCCGATGATTTGGGGGCAGACGGTGTACGAGAAGCACCAACTACTTATTAAGCAGGGGTTAGATGATGTAAGAAAACGTCAAACGATTATTCATGAATTGCTCCATGCGATTTTCTTTGAAAGCGGATACGCAGAACATGAAGAAGAAATGGTCAACAGGCTTGGCATCACATTGTCTGCAATTAAGTTAGTAAAAGAAAATGACACCCCAGAAACCGGGATGTCAGATTCAGAACTTATTTCTTTCGGCTTTTAGACTGAGCCAATGCACTACCAGCTAGTGACTTGGTCGTCTTGCTGGTACGTGAGCTTTTTAGAGCCTTCGAAGCTTTCGAAGCTACCGTCTTGGAAGTCGTCTTGCTGCTTGATGATTTAGCCATCAATAAATACCATCCTTTTGTAGTTTTCCACAAGTAGAAGAAACCTAATGGCTGTTAAGTTTAAATTTGTGGATAAATTAATTATATGCGGTTGATGTTTAAAAAACAACGGAGAGTTAGTTTATGAAAGCATTTGAATTAGTTCGAAAAGAACAAAAAAAGCAAGGCAAGTCAGATATTTGGCTGTCCGAACAAACAGGAATTAAGGCGGCGACTTTACGCGCCGTTAGATACGAAGATACGCGGCAGTATAGTTTACAAACCATGGTCAAGATTGCAATTGCACTTGATATGGATTTAAACGAATTGAAGAAGATTGATTGGAGGTAATAAATATGACAAATGAGGTCAAAGGTTTGAAGACAAAAGCAAGTGTAAGGCAAACGTTGCCTGCTGAATTATGGTTGTGGGTCGGTGTCAAAGAAGCGGCAGCTATGCTGAATTACAGTGAAAGTCGATTTAACGAAGTAATTCGGTATTCACAACGATTTAAAGATATGGCGATTGAGCAAAAGCCAGGGCAATTTTCGGTTGATTTGTTACGTCGATTTGGACGGGGGGAATTCAAATGAATGATCAAGGCGCAATTCTTATGATTTGGATGGTTGCAGCTGCAATTGGAGCGTTCATGATGTTGGCCTTGTATTCATTGGTTGAGTATTTGGTCAAGCATGTTTGGTTCAAGCGATTGGGACCTGCGGTATACTACCTGATTACTGGTGACGCTACGGCTTTGCCCAATAGAAAGGGCGTTCTATGAAAGTCGTAGAATTCGTAAATTTACAGCAAGTATTGTCTTACAACGGTATTTATGATGTTGAAGCGCGTGCACTTCCAACTGGAGGCGTTCAACTTGGTGTCCACGTTAAGAAGCACATTGAGTGGGCAACAACACGGGAAGATGTATTCGATATTTTGGACAAAATAGAAGGAGGTAAAAATGAATTATAAGGGGCCAACGGGTATTGGCAATATTCACTACAACTTTGCAAAGCCTGCGAAGTTTGATGTTGAAGCAGAGAAGGAACGAATTCGCCAAAGCGCGGTAGAACGGCCAAATAAGGCTGCATCGGAATATGAAGTACGCTATCGAAGTTACGCAAGCTATCTTGCTAGGCATATGCACGGCAAAGGAATTACAGAGCGTGACAACTTGGTAGATGCGGCTGGTCAATTAGTTGGATTGTCATTCATAACAGCCAGTAATTCACGGTATCTTGGACGGTTTGCGCGAGAGCATAGCGAATCCGAGTTGGAAGATACACCGTTCAGTACGCCACGTATGACATCGGCGGTTGGTTATGAAACCAGGTATCAGACGTTTAAGAAGGCAATGGACGATAAGTTGCCTGGTCAAACGTTCGCAGATATTGCGACGCCGATTGCCAAACAGCTAAGAATGAACATGGCATCGTTGTACAACGCAAAGTACAAGGGCCGATACGACAGGGAAAAGAAAAACGCCTAACGGCTGCAACCGTTAAGCGTTGGGTAATTACTTTGTGTACGTTAATTACCTGTTAATCATATCACGAAAGGAAAGCGTATGGCGATTTTCACCAATTCAGATTATGAACCAGAAGATGATCCGATACCTTGGGGTGTTGACTTCAAAGGTGACGACATCGAAACCGGCGAGTTAGACATCGTAGAAATCGGTGGCGAATATGTGCGCCTTGATGACGCTAAAGAGTGGCTAGTTGCTAATGCAATAGTAGTGAACACGGAGGAATGATTATGTTACGGAAGAACGCATATAACCCAGCACCGGAGTTAATGGAAGCGTTGGCAAAGGTTCAATTGAACATGGTGCAACCAACAAAAACAAAAAATGGGCATTTTGGTAAGTACGCGGATTTGGCGGATATTGACAACGCTGTTCGATTGGCAATTAAGAATTCGGAAGAACCATTGGCTTATACACAATCAATTAACACAGACATCGACGCAAACGGAAAGCGTATGGCACAAATTGTCACGACGATTACACATTCTTCAGGTGAATATATCGAAGTGGAAGGATTGCCGGTTGAGTTCGGTCAATCACCACAACAAATGTTGGCCAATACAACCTATGCACGACGAGGAAGTTTAGCGGCTGCCTTTGGGATTGTAGCAGATGACGATGATGACGGAGAAACGATCACAGCATTGAAGCAAGAGCAAATCAAGCAAGACAATGTGCGTAAAGCAATCATCGCTAAGTTGAAGGAAGTTCTAAAAGGGGTACCAAAGGAAAAGTTGGAACAAGTATTTGCTACCGGCGGAATGACTACTAAGGATAATAATGACGCCAAGCTTAATGCTTTATCTGCTGATAAAGCTTCGTTGCTTGCTGGCGCTGCGATTTTCTCTAAAAACGACGCCGGTATTGAATAGTGGATATATGGGGGCGCATCACATCAATTCAAGGTAACAAGCTGACGATGTCAGTGGAAGATGCGCAGGAACTAGCCAGCTTGTCACTATACACGCAAGAAGAACAGCCACAGGCAGTTGTGACGGTTGCCGATGAACGCAGTATCAGTCGCCTTCAGCGTAAGAAGGCGTATGCGATTATGAGCGAGATTGCGAAGTGGTCAGGGTTCACACCAGAAGAAACGAAGGAATGGATGAAATTTTACTACATTGCCGAAACAGGCGATCAGTATTTTTCGTTCGCTGACACCGATATGACCACGGCGCGCAATTTCATTTCATACCTGCTTGATTATGCGGTACGCAATCACATTCCAATGTCGAAGAGCGGTTTGGAATATATGGACGACGTTGACGCCTACATGTATTCATCGCTTCGATACCGAAGCTGCGTTGTGTGTGGTAGGCCGGCTGATGTTCACCACATTGACACGGTTGGAATGGGCAATGACCGACGAACAGTTGACCACCGAGAGAAGCGCTTAATTGCTTTATGTCGTGTGCATCACAACGAAGCACACAACATTGGGTGGCCTAAATTCGAGCGTAAGTATCACGTTAAGGGTATCAAGTTAGACCCAGAAACATTGCAACGTCTAGGCATTATGACGTTTAAACAAATGGAGGAAATCGACAATGAACCACGTCGCACTAATCGGACGATTAACTAGGGAAGTAGAGCTTAAGTACACAACGTCGGGCGCAGCAGTTGCTTCCGGTTCGCTAGCAGTACAACGTCAATTCACTAACGCAAACGGTGAACGAGAGAGTGATTTCATCAACTTTGTTATCTGGCGTAAGGCTGCCGAAAACTTTGCTAACATGACGGCCAAAGGGTCACTGGTTGGCATCGAAGGGGCTTTGCAGACACGTAACTATGAGAACCAACAAGGTCAACGTGTCTATGTAACAGAAGTCATCGTCAACAATTTCACGCTGGTTGAAACACGAGAACAAACGGATCAGCGACGAACACAATTCCCACAGGAAAATACTGGCGGGTTTAATCCTGAACCACAACGTCAGGCACCACAACAGGGCGGGTTCTCACCTAACGATATGTACGGTGGTGGTAATGCAGCTAATATCAACGATGACGATTTACCGTTCTAGGGGTGTTTAAATGGCACAACGACGAATGTTAAGCAAGAAAGTTACTGACACAGACGCGTTCTTGGACATGCCACTGTCAACGCAAGCATTGTACTTCCACTTGAATATGCATGCTGACGATGACGGGTTTGTTGGGAACATCAACACAATTAAGCGAATGATTGGCGCATCAACTGACGATGAAAAGTTATTGCTAGCGAAGCAATTCTTAATCCCGTTCGAAGATAGCGGGGTAGTCGTCATTAAAGACTGGCGCATTCACAATTACATTCGAAAAGATACGTACAATGCAACGATGTACAGCGAAGAACGCCGGAAACTAGGCGTTTCAGAAAGTGGTTCGTATTACGTGGACGAACCGTCGACGGAACGTCCACGGATAGTAGACGACACGGCGACACAGGTAAGGTTAGATAAGGTAAGTAAAGGTAAGAGTAAGGTAAGTGAAGGTAAGGGAAGTGAAAACACTACCGACCAACCGGCCGGCTCACTTCGCAATCAACTTACTGACTTGGTGGCGGTGCATGGATTTGCAGATCGCCTAACACCGATGCAGTTAAACCAGTTGCTTGAATATGTTACAGAAGACGGTATGGAAATTGGTGTACTGAACCTTGCATTGCAAGACGCTTCTAATCGAGCTATTCGCAACTTTAAGTACGTAGATGCAATACTACGTGCAAAGTTGAATGAAGGCGTCAAATCGGTTGCTGATTGGCATGCAGGTAAAGAGACACACAAACAGGCCGTTGCTGATGAAAAGGTGCCAGATTGGATGCGCGAACTTACTGACAAACTGGAGGGCAACTAATGAATACTACAAGCGATTGGGTCCGTGAGTTGCGACAACGTGGGTTAACACCTAAGACGTTGACACCGGAAGAGCGTGCTGAAAAAGAAAAGGCCGATGCTGAACGCATTACTAAAGCGTGGCAAGCGCAAGAACGCGTTAAATATCAGCGTATGAGCTTGTGGGGCGAGACAGAGACGCGTTCTTTTGAGTTTGAAGACTGGAACCCACAAATACAACGAAACGAGCAGACAGCGCGTGATATTGGCAATCAGGCATATGCAATGACAAATGAGATGCGCAACGGATTGTTCAATGTGTTCCTGTTCGGTCGAGCTGGTGCTGGTAAAACATCGTTGGCATTGGCAATGATGAGCCGACTAAGCGATCGCTACACAACGATGTTCGTGTCGGTTGTTGAATGGCGAAACTTGAAATTTAAGTCATTCAAGGACAATAAGGTTGCAGAACGTTTGAACCTAACAGAGAAGTTCATGAGTGAAGTTGAAGTGTTGGTTCTTGATGATTTTGGAAAAGAGACACAGGCCGAAGCAAAAGAGACAGTATCGTCAATGCTATTTGAATTAGCAGACGCTAGAAGGGGCAAGGCGACGATTATCACGTCAAACGATGATTTGACCGGATTGGCGTTGAAATACGACCAGGCGGTCTTATCACGGCTAATTACGAAGGATATTAAGCACATCATCACGACGAACAAGCTTGATGATGTCAGAAAGGTTTAATCATGAACGAAGAGAAGAAATATGTGAACCGTGGATACGCGGTTGTGGCGAATTTCATGGGTGAAACGCGCTACTGGAACGGTATGACCTACGATGAAGCGCAACAAGATTTCTTGGATAAGCAACATTATTTGGGACAGATTGGGGTTAAGCCAGAAGACATCTGGATCGAGTACAACGGACAAAAGTTGCCACGAATGACGCGAGCAGAAGATTTGCCAGACGTGCCACATGAATTGGCAGAGGCAATCGCTAACGATTATCACAATACACTTACTGATTTCGTTAAGTGGCTGCGTTCAAAGCCTACTGACTGGTATTTAATTGGTCAGCCTGATTTGTTGGCTAGCGCCTACATGAACGGACGTTAATTGAATAGGCAGTGCCAGAAATGGCGGGTATGGGTGGGCAAACGAGGTAAATGAAATGCGACAATTTCCACACAATCGCATCGCACAAGCACGACGTGATGCACAAATTGCACAGAACACAGCGTGGCATAAGTTGGGGCTGACTAGCTTAGATCATTTGATGATGTACGAATCAGGTTCCCTAACAGCTAGTGAAGAAACGATGCGGCGAATGGCAGCGCTATATAACGTGTCGGTTGAATACTTGAAGGAAGAAGATTAATGACTAAGTATGTATTGGATTTGCCGGAGGGCGTGAAGTTTATTGTTGGTAAAGGGTACATGATGCTATCTGAAAAGGAGTTGCTGCGAATTCCGGTTGAAAATCTTCAAGAGTACAGCGCACCAACTGTTGCAGAAAACGCAACAGTTGAAAAGCGTGTGATTGAGTTGCCAGCTGACGTGATTGATAAATTGAAAATGATTAAGGAAGACAATGGCGACGACAATCTTCAAGGATTTATGAATGATGTAAATGACGATGACGAACTTTGGGAAGATGTTGCAGAATTTAATTATTCGGTAATGCCTACCGATGCACTTCTTGGCGAATGGTGGTTAGAACATGTTGAGTTCGCACCGAAGAAAGAACCTAAGTTTGAAGTTGAGGTGAAAATCGGAACAGCGACCAAAAAAGCTCTATTGTCTGACGCGAATTATGTTGCTTTCTATTCAGATCCAGAACATGCACCTAGCGGTTATCAATATCTGTTTTCAGACGAGCAAGCTGACGAGTTAGTAGCTGGTCTAACGGCATTGAATGCACGAAAAGTGAAGGTGGAAGAATAATGAAGATTATCACAGAAGTAAGCAGTCAAGATATTACTGCGACTCTGGTGAATGACACATCACCATTTGGCGAGACAAATCATGACAGGGAAAGTAACGCAAAGCTACGTGAAGTGACGGACATCGTCGAGAGCATGATTAGTGATGTCTTGTGGATTTATCAACAAAATAAGGATCGTAATGAGGCGTCTATGAAAGAGGCAGCCGACATTGCAAAGCATGCACTTTTGAGCATCAAGGAAGATTTAGAAGATTTTAGTGAGGAAGATTAATGGCAATTGCAAAGATTAAGCCAGTTGCGCCAATCGAGTTTAACGGGCAAGTGTTGTCGGTAAACGGTGACTTTAACGAGTGGGTGTTTTATACGGATGCCGACGGTGGATCAGTAGATAGCAGCGATGCTCCTGAACTGTACACGAGAGATGATGTGTTTAATATCCTGCTGAAATATGATTACTGGCGTAGAAATGGTGGAAGTGGTTTTGTAACAGATTTTATGGCGGAGGGTGAAGAAAAATGACATTTGATGAAGCGATTATTAAGTGGAATGCTGCCCTGGAAAAGGGGCCGTTAACAAATCCGCTTTTATCCAGTCCTTTTGCAGGCGTGTCCGACAAAAAATATCATCAGCAACAATTTATCAATCGAACATTTTCAGCGATTATCGAAGAGTTGCGTGAGACGTACGAGAAGCACGTGGCAACAATCAATCTGACACAATCACAATATGAGGATTTGATTATTCTGCGTGATGAAGAGGTTTTCGAGGATACGTATTCAGAGCGTTATCCAAGTTGGGGGTTGACCACAGAACAAGCTATGCAAGCGTGGTTGCACCCAGAGTTGGTCGAAGTGGTGGATTGATGAATGCGAACTTACTACTATTTCAAGGACAGGCAGGGCTACTTCAAGTTAGGTTATGACCGAGAAGGCAAGCGCGTAATGCTGTGCACAACGGATAAGCGGCAGGCGTATCGAACAAGTAGTGAATGGCTAGTGAAGCATATGGTCAGCAAGTGGTTAGTTGGCTATTACTACTGGGTAGAAGAAGGATAGGTGGATTAGATGATTATTTTGTGGAACTTTCTTATGAGTTTTGGAATTGGTGTCTTGGCATATGGGTTTTCAGCTGCTTGGATAAATTGGGGAGATTATCCGCCAACAATGAACACGCCGGGAATTGCTTGGTGGTTGAACGGGGTGGCCTTGCTGTTTTGGCTGATAACGTTCGTGGTACTTAGTATCTATGAAATCAAAAAGGCGCACTAAAAAAGCGCCAGACCGAAGTCCAGCGCCATGTAAAAGAATTTAAGGTAAGTTCATTTTAACATGGTTCGGAGGACGTAGGAAATGGCACTTTTACCAGCGGTGAATGAGAAGGCAACAAGAGAAGCGGTTCGAGATTTTTTTGATAGTGAGTGGCCACGTATCGTGAACATGGCTGATATGGGATATGTTGATTTGAAGTCGGTTGAAATTTCAGACATGCCAAGTGCACGATCATTTGGTAATGCCAACGATGAGCGGTTCACGAACCATACTGACGCTGTGTACTACTACGATGCTGTTGTCCATGCCATTAAAGTCATGACACAGCCACACAGGCACTTCATGTGGTTGCGATACGTTCGCCACTTGGAATGGTTGCAAGTAGAAGCGCTGACTGGTTACAGCACTAGACGTGGCCAAGAGATTATCGATGAAGCGTTTTTATTGTTCGCTGATAAGTTTGCCGATGTTGATGATTTACGAGTTAAAGAATAATTTGGAAAGCGCGTATATGGTTCATAAGTGCCGCATGCAAGGTGCGGGCAGTCCAAGTTATTATGATAGAGTACCAAAGTTGAAACAAAGCATGTGTGGCGGAATAGGTAGACGCTAATTGAATTATAAGACACAGGTGGTGGAAAAGGTGCCCGTATGACGAAGCCGAAGTTAGCCCGATGAGGCACACGCCTATAACTCACGGAATACATTGATTTTTAAGCCAACGTAATCAGTTACTGATTGAAAGACAAAGGTAGCTTCTAAGTCCGTGGGATGTCATGTCAGGTGCAAATCCTGACCACATGCATCACATAGCAAAAAATAAATTAAAGGATAATCTTCCTTGTATTTGTTTTAAACGACACTGCCGGTTGCTATGTCTGGCGTACATACTCAAAACTATTAAGGATAAACTTTGATAGTTATTACCGGGATCAGGACTTGTATGTGTCGCTGGTCAGTACATAAGAGATATGGAAGTTTATGATATTGCAATAAGACGTTGAAAATGGAGCATCATTTATGGCATAATGATGTGTCGTGTAATATGTGAGAGATTACTGACAAACGATCAATTCTGTGAGATGATTGGTCACTCCTTAACGTTAATACGTTGGCAGCAATATCGGTATTTTTGTATGTTGGTTCGACTCCAACAATTGTTATTCATTTCATACGTTTTCTAGTGACTTGCGAAGCACTCCCCACGTGTTAAACAAGTCGTACTGCTTACAGTAGAATACATATGAAATGGGACCGTTCATACTTTAAATGGTCTGAAAGTTCCTTTAGCTCAGTTGGTTAGAGCAGACGGCTCATAACCGTCCGGTCACTGGTTCGAGACCAGTAGGGAACATGGCATGGATTGATAGATGTTAGGTATATTTCATTTCTATAATGTGCCACACCACCTACACAGATGTCTATCAATCTTTGCTTTTATAAGCCGATATGGCGGAACTGGCATACGCAGCGGACTTAAAATCCGTCCCTTAATTGGTTGTGGGTTCGAATCCCACTATCGGCATATTCACATCAGGTAGCAATCAATTAGATTGTTACCTTTTTATTTTGCACTGAAAGGAGAACGGCATATGAGCTTGAATGAGCGACAGGAACGGTTTGTTGATGAATGGGTCAGAAATGGCGGAAACGGCGCACAGGCGGCACGTGAGGCTGGTTATAGCGCAAGGACAGCTAGAAGTATTGCACAACGTTTGTTGACAAATGTTGACGTGAAAGAAGCTATTCAAGCAAGACAAGCCGAACTCCGAGAACAGCGACGTATGACAACTGACAACGTGATCGAATTCTTTGAAAAGGTTGTTCAGGGTGAGATAGGTGAGCAGGAAGTGACGCCATCTGGAAAAGTTATTGAGGTGGCGACAAAGGTTAACAACCGGATTAAGGCTGCCGAAAACTTGGGTAAGGTACTTGGTATCTTCCAGGCTGAAAGTGTCGTAGAAGTGAAGCCAATCGTTGTGATGGGTGATTACACGGAGGATGAAGATGAGTAAGAATGAACAATTGACGTTGGAGTTTCCGAAGCCGGCGCGAGTGTTCAACAAACAAGTCTTTGATTATCTGTATGATTACGATTCGCGAGTTGATTTGTGGTACGGCGGCGCGTCGTCTGGTAAGTCTGCTGGTGTAGTTCAAAAAGTTATTTTAAAAGCGTTGGGTGATTGGAAAATTCCCCGGCGCTTTTTAATTTTGCGAAAAGTAGGTGCGACTGTTAAGGACTCAATCTTTGAAGACTTTATTTCAAGGCTGACTGAATGGGGGCTGATGCCATACGCAAAGGTTCGCAATACTGATTATCGAATTAAGCTATCGAATGGTGCTGAGTTTATTTTCAAAGGGCTTGATAACCCAGAAAAGATTAAGTCAGTAAAGGGCATCAGCGACGTCATGATGGAAGAAGCGACTGAGTTCACGTTGGACGATTTCAATCAACTTGATTTGCGTTTGCGTGAACGTAAGCATCCCCAGAAACAAATCTTCATTATGTTTAACCCGGTGTCTAAAGCGAATTGGGTGTACAAACAATTCTTTGAGCGAACGGATCCGGACACAAAAATTCATTTGTCGACTTACAAGGACAATAAGTTCTTGGATGACGCCAATCGTAGACGTATCGAACAGCTTAGCGAAACTAACGGCGCATACTACAAGATTTATGCGCTGGGAGAGTTCGCGACACTGGATAAGCTGATATTCCCTAAGTATGAGAAACGACTTCTACGGGCCGACAGTGACGAATTAAAGGGTGTCCCGTCGTACTTCGGACTGGACTTTGGATATACCAATGACCCGACGGCATTTGTGCATATCAAGCTGGACGTTGAAAACAAGGTGCTGTATATCCTGGAAGCAACCGGTAAAACGGGGATGTTAAATGGTGAGATAGCACAGATGATTAAAGACTTAGGACACAGCAAAGAAACGATTATTGCTGATGCAGCCGAGCCAAAATCAATTGCTGAGATACGCAAAGCTGGTATTGACCGTATAACAAAGGCACGCAAAGGGCCTGACAGTATTAGACACGGTATTGAATACTTACAGCAATTCAAAATCGTTGTTGATGAGCGATTGTTTCAGGTGATTGAGGAGCTGGACAATTACACGTGGCAAAAAGATAAGAAGACAGGCGAGTACATTAACAAGCCTGTTGATAGTTTTAACCACTTTTTGGACGCGGTTCGTTACGCAGCCGACAAGCAGTCGCTTAAGAGTGCCGATTCATTTGAACAAAAGCTGAGAAAGGCACGCACGTACTTTGGATAGGAGCAGTTATGAGTATTGATTTTTTGAGAAAAGGCCGATTTAACCCTAATGCGAATGACGTATTCTTTATGAATGCTGATGATTATGCAATTATGGACCCAGCGGCCGAAGGATTTATTAACCAGTTAGATCGTTTCATTAACCGGCATAAGTCGTCGCAGGTGAACCGGCTAAAAGCGTTGAAGCGGTATTATCTTGCAGATAACGATATTCGTTATAAGGAGCCCAAGTCGGATAAGACAGCAGCAGACAATCGTATTGCCAGTGATTTTGCACGATACATTACGATTTTTGAGCAGAGTTATATGCTGGGTAAGCCGGTGGTCTATAAGAACGCGTCAGATAAGACGTTGCAAGAAGAGGTTGATGATTTTTCAAAACAGAACAATGAGAGTTACCACAATGTGCTAATTAAGACCGACTTGTCAATCTACGGCCGGGCCTATGAGTTGCTATACGTTGACGGTGATGAGAATAACGTTCAAGTAAGGCTTGCCCGGTTAAACCCGGAGCAAGTCTTTGTTGTATATGACGATACGGTGCAACGTAATTCGTTGTTTGCGGTTCGTTATTACCGCGTTCGATACGAAGAAGGCAAGTTCCGTGATTTTGTTGAAGTGTACACGGACGATAAGGTGTATTACTACCGCAATGACAATCAAGAAGCTGGAGGCATGAAGTTTGTTGAGGAAACAACTCACGAGTTCGACGGTGTGCCGGTTACTGAATATGCCAGCAACGAGGACAGGACAGGTGCTTATGAAGCTGTTCTGGATACAATCGACGCTTATGATTTGGCCCAATCAGAATTGGCAAATACTCAGGAAGATTTCAACAATGCACTGTTGATGATTAAGGGTAATCCATTCACCGGTAGTGATGATAACCCGGTAATTGTTGACGACGACGGCAAGGAAATGCCAAATCCTAACTTCATTGGTAATGTGGTTGCACAAATGAAGCAGGCCCGCTTGTTGATTATGGACGACAATCCTGACGAAAACGGTGCTGAACCTGATGCCGAGTATCTGACAAAGACTTACGACTCAGCCGGTACTAAGGCGTACATTGACCGATTGGTTGGTGATATTCTGCGGTTTACGTTTACACCAGATACCAGTGATCAGAACTTTTCGGGTGTTCAGTCTGGTGAAGCTATGAAGTATAAGCTGATGGCTGCCGACAACCGTCGTGTGACACAAGAACGTTTGTTTGAACGTGGACTTATGAGACGTTTGCGCTTAGCGGTAAATGTTTGGCGTATCAAGGGTAATTCAAGCGTTAATTATGATGCCATCAATGACACGGAAATCTTGTTCACGCCAAACATTCCACAGAACGTGAATGAATTGATTGCTAACGTTAAGAGCTTGTATGGCATTGTCAGTGATGAAACGTTACTTGAACTGCTGAAGCAATTCACTGGTGTTGATGCAGACGAAGAACTGAAGCGATTGGAGAAGCAAAAGGCTGACAATCAGTTGATGTTCAACGGTCAAACCAATGATTATCCAAATCCTGATCAAGAAGGTGTAATCGAAGATGGTGACGAGTAAAGATTACTGGACAAAACGCATGGACGGCATATTCGATAGGCTGGATAAGAAGGAAGTCAAACTCAATGATGAGTTGATGAAGTATTATCAGGATGCGCTGACCGATATTAACGATAAAATCTACAAGTTCTATGACCGATACGGCAAAGATAACGGGTTCGATTATGAAGAAGCCATTAAACAGGTCAGGGGCACCGATTTAAGCGACTATGTGAAGCGTGCGAATAATTACCGTAAAGGTCTGCAAAACGACGCAGAAGCGCTTAAGAGGCTTAATGCGCAATATGTTACGGCGAAGATTAACCGTCTTGAATTGTTGAAGCTTGAACTTGAATTCTCAATGATACAAGCAACGAATAGCCAGGAAGGCACGTTGACCGATTATCTATCTAATCAAAGTAAGTATGTTTATGGGGCTGCGGTCGCTGGACAAGCTGTTTCAACGTTGAATAATCGTGAAATCAAGGAGATATTGTCTAGCCAATGGAGTGGTGCTAATTACTCAACGCGCATATGGCGTAATGCTGATGTGATGGTCAATGCATTGAAGGACGCATTGGTTCAAGCAGCTATTCGTGGTGATAACCCACGTGTGACGGCGCGTGCATTGGCAAAGAAGCTGGGTTCAGGACGTTATGTGACAGAGCGTTTGGTGCGAACTGAATCAACTTATGTTGCTAATCAAGCAATTTCACGTCGCTATAATGAGTCAGGATTTAAACAATACGAATTCGTAGCGGTGATGGATGATCGGACGTCTAATGTTTGCCGTGGATTGAACGGGACTGTACATAAATTGTCGGATTTTATATCTGGTGACAATGCACCGGCTATGCATCCAAACTGCCGTAGCCGTATTGTGCCAAGTGATGATGACTTGGCAATGTTTGATAAGTATTTGGACAAGACGTCTGACGAGTAATTTCGTTAGGCGTTTTTGTTTTGTCTGACTTTCCCAGCGCAGTCGTTAAAGAACGTTGTTTCGTCGCCGGACGTAAAACGAGTATAGCCGGCGGGCGTAAAACGTTAAGGAGTTGTAATGGCGGAAGTAGTTGAGGACCAAGAGCAAGTGACGGACGCGGCGGACAATGACGCTACACCTGAAACTGGCAACATTGAGAAGACGTTCACACGAAGCGAACTATCTAAGATGATGGCAGCTGAAAAGGCTAAGTGGGAGAACGAGAAGCAAGCTGAAGTTGAAAATGCCAGGAATGAGGCAGAACGCTTAGCTAAGTTGAGTAAGGATGAGCGTTCTGCTGAGATGGCAAAGAAGCGAGAAAACGAATTGGCAGAGCGTGAACGCAAGGTGCAACGTTCGGAATTGTTGATTGAAACGCGCGATCAATTAAATAATTCGGGATTGCCAGTTGAATTTGCTGAAATGGTTATGGCTGATGATGCTGAACAAATTCAAAACAACATCAAGGTGACCAAGACGGCCTTTGATGAAGCAGTTGAACATGAAGTGAACAAGCGATTGCTACAAAAGACGCCTAAGAATGGTGGTGCTGGTGGCACTTCAATGACTAAGGCCGATATTTTCGCAATCAAGGACACGAAGGAACGTCAACAAGCGATTGCAGAACACATTGACCTATTTGGTCGTAACTAAGATTGGAGAATTAAAACATGGCAGTAGAAAATAACTTAAATGTAGCAGCAGACTTGGGAGAAATTAAGTCAATTGATTTCTTGAACCGATTTGGTACGTCAATTAATGATTTGTTGACGTTGTTGGGTGTTACCCGAATGGAACCAATGACGTCAGACATGCAAATTAAGCTTTACGAGTGGGCCACAGACGTTGATACGGCTGCAACAGTTGGCGAAGGTGAGACGATTCCATTGTCAAAGGTCACTCGTAAGCTGGCCCGTACGGTGCAAGTTGGATGGATCAAGAAGCGTCGCGCGGTTTCAGAAGAAGCAATCGCACGTCATGGTGCCGACATTGCTATTGACCAAGCCGACACGAAGCTGATGCGTGAAATTCAATCAGGCATCAAGACTGATTTCGTAACGGCGTTGGGTGAAACAACGAACACGTTGACGGCAGGTGATTTGCAAGTCGCTTTGTCAAAGTCTTGGGGGAAGTTGCAAACTATTCCAGAATTTGAAGGTGCTCCATTGGTTTCATTCGTTAACCCAATGGACGTTGCAAACTTCTTGGCAGGTAAGCCGATTCAAGCTGACGCATCAAACGCTTACGGTATGACGTTGTTGCAAAACTTTATCGGAGCTGACAAGGTAATTTCATTGGGTTCAATTCCAGAAGGAAGGTATTCACGACGGCCGTTGATAACATTGTTTTGGCTTACTTGGACATGCAAAAGTCTGATTTGAGCCAATACTTCGTTGATTACACTGACGAAACTGGTTTGTTGGCTGTTGTATCAAGCAAGAACACATCAAACTTGACGCTTGAAGCAACATTTACTGGTGCTATGAAGTTGTTCGTTGAAATTCCTGATGGTGTGGTTGCTGCAACGTTGAATGTGGGGACAACAGATACAACTAACGACCAATCATTGTAAAGGGGTGGTTTTAGATGAAGCAAATTAAGTTAGTACAAGCGTTTAACGACTTGGAAACTGGATTGCATTACAACGCTGGTGACATGTACCCACGATACTTGGAGCCAACGCCTGAACGTGTTGCTTTTTTGCGTGAACACGGAGTATTTGAGGAAGTTGACGAAGGTACTGGAGAAACTTTTGAAAAGCCAACTGATAAGAATACAGTTGATGAAATCAAAGGTTATTTGGATCAAGTAGGAATTGAATACGACAACGCGGCTAAGAAGGCTGATTTGTTGGCTTTGATTACCGATTAGGAGGTGTCACGTGGCTGAAGATACTTTGAGTAAGGTTAAGTTATTGCTTGGTATCAAGGACGAGCTACAAGATGAGTTGCTGACGTTGCTTGTTTCGGACAGCCAGGAACGTCTTGTTAGTTATATCAACCAAGACAGTGACACTGATATTAAATTTCCAACTGGTATTGATTGGGTACTGCGAGAAATCACAGTACGCCGATACAACCGTATTGGGGATGAAGGTAAGACGTCATCTAACGAAAGTGATGTATCCGTGTCATGGCGTGATGATGATATTGCAGACTACGCAACGTACTTGAATAAGTACCGCAAAAAGCGTGGTGGTCGGGGCATTGCGAGGTTCTATTGATGAGATATGAAAACCGAGTGAAGTTGACAGTCAGGACGCCTTCAAGTGACCCTGACAATGAATACGAAGAAGAAACAACCGATTGGATTGAAGCGCATGTTACTGGTGTTTCGTCACAGGTGAACATCAATGTGTTTGGTTCTTACAAATCAGATGCAGCGGCTATCCATTTAAAAGGGCATTATTCTGGCGTACAGAACGTTTTAATCAATGGGGTTGCTAGGAAGCCACAGGCGGTTATTAACGCGCGACAAAACACTGTGCTAGTTATACAGGGGGTGTAACCATGGGACGCAATGGTGTAACGATTAACTTTAGTGGTCTTGATGATTTAGTTAAGGGGTTCAGTCGTCAACCGGCAGTTATTAAGAATGAGGCGACACGTATTATCAATACGGTAGCCGGAAAAGTCGAAAAGACTGCCTATCAGAATTCGCCGAAGGATACGGGTTATCTCTCACAACACATTATGGCTGAACCGAAGGGTGCACTTAATGCGCAAGTTATCGCAACCGCAAACTATTCAATTTACCTAGAAATGGGAACACGTAAAGCTCCGGCGCAACCTTACATGGGACCTGCCGTTAAAGCACATGAAAAAGATTTGTACACCATGCTATCAAACTTGTTAAAGGAGGGGATACGTTGACTTATTCACCATTTGTTGACCTATTGAAGGATTTGGAAAAGCGAGTAACTGACCAGGTTAACCTGCCAGTGTACCGTGTATTACCAGACCCAGAACAACCAGAACCGTTTGTTGTTTTAAGTGATCATACTGATAACGACTTGGCACTGAAAACAGGGTTAGCGGCTAGTGATACGTCACTATCGGTTCACGTTTTCTATCCTGCGAATAGTCGTATCAAGTTTGAAGATGCGTTGTACAAGTTGCGTGGCGTCATTGCACAGTCAAACCGTGTAATTAACGTCAGTACCAGTCAGACGGTGTTTGATAATTCAATCGGACGTGATGTTTATCATGCTGTAATCAGCGTGAGAGCAATTATTTAGGAGGAAATATGGCAGATAAGTTTATTGATAATGGTGTGGAGCAAACTAAGGGTAACCCAATCCTTGCCAAGATGATTTGGTACTTTTTGCAAGCTACTAACGCACCAGTAGGAAGTAAGGCAGTGTTGCCTGCAGCACAAACCAGCGGAACGTTGACAATTGGTGGTGACTCAATCGACGAGCAAACGAAGTTCGGTCGTGTTGTTTTGCCATCAACTAATGAAGACTCAATTGATTTGGAGTCATACGTTGTGCCGGGTGATAAGGCAATCGATATTATTAAGAATGCAAAGCACGACGGTAAGCAAGTTAAGGTTTGGCGTGTGGTTGTTGATGATCGTGTTGCCGAGACTGAAACAGATGCCGACGGTAAGGCGCACAAGGTATTCCCGGCTGATTTCGGGTACGGAGTTGTTGATGAGTTGGAGTTGGACGACGGAGATGACATGGTTTCAGCATCATACACGTTGAATATCTTGGATAAGTTGAAGACTGGTACATTCCCACTTACTGACGAGCAAATCGCAGCGTTGAAGGACATGTACGAGTTCGAGCGGCCAGGAGAGACGACTGGTGACTTCGGACCAGAGACGGACGGCACAACAGACGTACCGGCACTTTAATTTTTTAGGGTTCTCATTAATTTGGGAGCCTTTTTATTATGTCCGAAAGGGCGCCAAAAATATTTTAATTACGAGGTAAAACAAATGGCTATTGAATTGAACATTAAGGGTAAGCAAGTAACAGGCAAGTTTAACTTTGGGGCTTTCTACAAGGCAAACAAGTTGCTGTCAACCGAGCAAGACGGCGTTAGCAATGGTGATGGAGCGGTGAACTTGTTCTACGGAATTGTTACAGAGGATGTGATGATGTTGCCGTCAATGATTGCGGTATTGACACCAACAAAGCTGACTGACGAACAGTTGAGCGATTCCGTTGATGCAATGGTTGCTGCACATGACGGAGATATTGATGCGGTGTTTGACGAGATTAAGGGAGAGTTGCAAGACTCAGGTTTTTTCGCAAAGGCGGTCAAGAACCAAATCAAGTCAATGGACATGGTTCGGGACGCGCTAATGGAGAAGGAGGACGCAACGGAAGTTCAAAAGAAGGCATTCGACGATATGTTGAACACGTTGAAAGAAAACGTCTAATCGTTGAAGCTTCACGCCAAGGTATTACTGATATTCCTTACATTTTTTCGCTGTATAAATGGGAACTTGAAGCGTTGTTTGAAGGTGCTGCAATGGCAAGAATTGACTCTGAAGAACGACAAGCTGTCTACCTATTCAACCAGCGATACGTTGAAAATGCGAAGAAGCCGAAGATGAAAAAGATATTTGACCGCGCCAAGTTAGAGCGCAGCGTTAGAAATATTTTTGAGCCAAGCAAGGACGAACGAAAGTCTGAGCGTCGGCGATTATATGATCGAGTGCGCAAAGCATTTTCATAATGAAAGGAGGAATTGAATGTATAACGGTGGAGAAGTTATTGCACACATTGGTGCTGATATTAGCGAATACACCAGTGCCATGAAACAGATTGGTAAGGATACGACAGCCAATCTAGGAGGCGCACAAAAGGTTGCATCGACCGTTGGTAAAACAATGATTGGTGTGGGTGCTGCGACAACTGTGATGGGAGTTAAGTCACTGAAAGGCTTTGGTGAATTTAATCAAAGCTTGAACTCTGCCGCAGTTATCGCGGGTGGTACGTCGAAAGACATTGATGGATTGGCCGACGTTGCGAACCGAATGGGTGCTGAATTGCCACTGAGTGCGCAAGACTCTGCTGATGCCATGGTCGCTATGGCACGAGATGGTGCGTCAATCAGCGACATTAAGAAAGAGTTCCCGTCAATCGCACAAGCTGCGACTGCTGCAGGTTCTGATTTGCAACAGACAGCCGGTGTTGTACAAAACGCCATGAATATTTGGGGTAAGTCGATTGGGTCACCACAGCAAGCGGCTGCAACGTTGGTGACAACAGCCAATTTGTCTAATGCTTCAGTTGAAGATATGCAACACGCTTTGGCAACAATTGGAGCAACAGCTAATTTGGCTGGTATGTCTATGCAAGATACGTCTAGTGCAATTGGTTTGCTGACAAATCAGGGGTTCAGTGCGGCTGATGCTTCACAAGATTTGAACCACGCTATTTTGCAGATGATGGCTCCGTCTGATAAGGCAAGCGGATTGATGAAAGATTTAGGGTTGAGTTTCAAGGATTCCCACGGAAACATGAAACCGTTCAAGCAGATTGCCCTTGAAGTTGCAAAGGCCACTGATGGAATGGGAAAGGCTGATAAGGCTGCGGCGCTTAAGACTATTTTCCACTCAGCCGGTATGAAGGCTATGGTGCCTATCATGAAGGCCGTGGAAGATAAAACTGGCGACACTAAGACAAGTTGGGATGCGTTCACCGGTGCTGTTAACAAGTCGACGAGTTCTCAAAAAGTCGCCTCGAAGGTTTTGGAAGAGCAAGCCAACGAAATGCAAAAGAACGTTGGAGCCAAGATTGAACAAGTTGGTGGTAATTGGGAGTCGCTATCGAATAAGGCAATGGCATCCAAGAGTGGTGTCTCAAGTACCTTGCTAGACTGGACAAACAACACGTTGAATTGGGCACAATCAAGTGATTCGGGTTTTGCTAAGGTGACACGTGACTTTATCGGTCTTGCACCTGTAATCGGGCCAGCGACAACTGCAGTTGGTGGTTTCTTGGCAAGCGCTGGGAAGATTACTGGCACAGTGTCGGCCGCTGGTAAGGGGCTGTGGAATGCTGGAAAAGCAACTAGTGAATTCTTAGGGAAGGTTTCTGATGCAGGTGGTTTCGTAAGCTGGATTAAGAACACAAAGTTGTTCACGTTGGCTAACAAAGCAAATACTACTGCCACAGTTGCAGAAACAACAGCACAAAAAGGACTCAATACTGCTGTGAAGGCAAATCCAATGGGAATCATTATAACTGCGATAGCTTTGGTTGTTGCGGCATTAGTGGCTTGGTTAACACAAACTAAAAGTGGACAGGCCGCTTGGAAAAACTTTACGTCGTGGCTGTCTGATACATGGTCGGGCATGGTAACGTTCTTCCAAGGTGTTTGGAACTCAATCACCACTCTGTTTAGTTCAGCAATGGATGGTATTAAGTCCGGTTGGCAGGCAACGGTAACGTTCTTCAGCAATTTGTGGAGTGGAATTGTAAACGTCTTCACGACGATTTGGAGCACTATCCAAACGGGCTGGCAAAACTTCACATCAATTGTGAGCGGTCTATGGCAATCTGCTGTGGGCGTGTTCAGCACAGTTTGGTCAGCGATTACAACGTTCATGCAACCGATTATCGACACAATCGTCGGACTTTGGAACAACTTCACAACTACGATTTCGGGTATCTGGAACGGGATCATCAAGATTGCGTCCGGTATCTGGGGATTGATTAAGGCAGCAGTCATGGGTCCCATTCTGTTGTTGCTTGATGCAATGACGGGTAATTGGAACCAAATGAAGGGAGACGCTGTAATGATTTGGAACAGCGTTGTTGATAGCGTCAAAAGCATTGTTAGTGGTTTGGCGCAAGCAATTTCAAGCTACGTCACTGGTATCTCAAACTTTGTTTCAACGATTTGGAATGCAATTGCCAGTGTTACGTCTAAGGTTTGGAATGCAGTCAAGGACGCTGTCGTTGGATTTGTTTCTGGTATTTGGCAAGATATTCAAAATATCTGGTCAGCTATCCCAGGATGGATTCATGGACTTTGGAATAACGTGAAGAACGGTGTATCTAACGCATGGAATTCTATGTGGCAGGCTATTGTAAGTTTTGCTAAAGGTATCATCAATGATATTCAAAACATTTGGAGCTCAATTCCAGATTGGATTTCTGGATTATGGAACAACGTAAAGGATGCCGTTGTAGGTGTATGGAACGGAATTTGGCAAGGAGCTGGCAATTTTGCGAATGGTGTTGTGAACGATATTAGTAAGGCGTGGAATGGATTAGATAATTGGATTGGCGGTTTATGGAATGGCGTAAAGAATGCAATTTATGCAGCAATGAACATTAATTTGTACGACGCCGGTAGGGCAATCATGATCAGCTTCTGGAATGGGCTTGTTTCGCTTTGGAACAAAGTACAGAAGTTCGTTGGTAACATTGCGCAATGGATCCGTGACCATAAGGGACCAATCAGCTATGACCGCAAGTTGCTTATTCCAGCTGGTAAAGCAATTATGACAGGATTTAACGACTCGTTGAACGATACGTTTGGGGATGTTAAAAAGTCCGTGTCAGGATACGCAGGACAAGTAGCTGACGCATTTGGCAGTGTTGATTTGTCTAACGTGCAGTCTCAATTGCAGGGTGTACACCAAATGATGAAAGACCAACTAAGCGCAAATGCTAACGTTACTGCTAGCACACAACTTGCTGGAGCTAACGGTATGACGTTCGGTGCTGAACTTGATGATGATGTCTGGAATGCACCTAGTGCAGTAGTTGAAATTGAAGTCCATCAAGAGTGGGACGGTAACAAGGTGCGTACATACTTGGCTAATAAGGACGTACGTAACGAAGCAAAGGTTAAGTTGATTAATAAGCGTTAGGAGTGCTCAATGGATTTATTAATTAAAAAAGGTGATGTGCCACAACGTTTATCGGAACTTGGCGTGATTGTGACTGATATTTCGCGTGGAACACCTAGTCTAGACATTCAGACACAGAGCGTTGCTTTTAAAAACGGTAAAAAGTTTCAAAATGCTACGCACAGCGAGAAGGCAATCACAGTGACTGGTTATTACTATGCGGCCGGCATTGAATCTGACTTAGGAATGCAAGATAAGTTGAATGGTGTGTTCGGTAGTCTTGAACCGTACTTCATTGCAGAGATGATTGATAAACGTAAGGATATGTATGGTTATGAACGGCCGGGCGAAAATAAAAATCCGATTATGCAACAGTTGAGTAATGACGGCGTACAAGACCAAATGGTGACATACGTTGATTACAATCATTCTGCATACAAATACGGGTTTATCGTTTTGTTATCTGATGTAATTGACTATGAGGCACAAGGAAAAGTAGGCGATAGGATTCTAACGAGGTTACGTTGAGTTTTGTTACAACAGGTGTACCATACGGTATTACAGAGCCAGTTGATATTGATTTAACGGGTCAAACGTCTATTCCTTACGCTGGAACGACAGGTGTTTCGCAGTTTGATTGGCCGTTTTACTTCGAGTTAACAGCGAGTGAAACCCAGGGTTATACGTTTGATTTCACGGTTGGTAAGCAAAAGTTCACCTACAACGCTAAGGGAAAGGTGACGATTAAGCAGGGGGACGTGTTCTTATTGAACGGCATTTCTTTCAAACTTAATCAAGCGAATATTAACGATCAAACAAATATCCAGGAATTTGAGTTGCTACCATCCGACACGTTGCAAGTGCCGTTTCAGACAACGTTTAAGGGCGACGTCATCATCAAAAACAAAGTTGATTTGTATATCTAAGGAGGTTTTATGCTTAAGTTTAGAGACCCTCAGTCGAATATTCAGTTAGCTGAAGCAGAGTTGACGTATAAAGAAGCGGTTAATGGTGAGAAGTCACTGACTGGAACTATCTACAGTAATGACGAAGTGTTGCATCAAATGGAACGTGGCTGGTCAGTAATGTTCAATGGTGATTGGTACTATATCACTTACGTTGCGCCAACTGACGGTGGTAACTCAATTACGGTTGAGTTTGACGCAGTACACGAGTTCTTTTTCAAGATGAGTAAGTCGGTTGCTTACGGCACTCTCAAAGATGGTTCACACACGGCTAAAGAATACTTAGATTTTGTATTCAATGGTTCAGGGTATTCATACACGTTGTTGTCACAAGTTGATGCTTGGGAGAAACAAAGCTTCGGTGATAAGAACAGGCTGGCGCTGTTTAATGACTTGATAAGCGACATGGAAATGGAGTTTTCAATTGCTGATTCTGGTCGCATTATGATTACGTCAGAAATAGGGCAGGATTTATCAACAATCGTGCGAAAAGGGTTCAATTTGCAAGAGTTGAATTTGGAGTACAATGTTTCTGATTTCGTCACCTATGCCAAAGGGTTTGGTGCTTTGATTGATAAAGATGATGAGAGTAAGGGGCGTTATGAAGCCGAGTATACAAGCCCGCTTGCGTCGGTTTACGGCAAACTTGAAGCTGATCCAATTACTGACGAACGTTTTACCAAGACGGCATCATTGCAGGCTGCACTCAAAAAAGCAGTAGATAGTTCCTACTCAATTTCGGTTGGTATTTCGTTACAAGAGTTGCAGAATGCCGGATACGATTACGAATCACCGGTACCAGGTGATTATATTCTGGCAGTTGATGAGCAATTGGATTTCAACCAACGTATTCGTATTATTAGTGTGGAAGAAGAGTACAACGTCTATGGTGAACGTATTAGTTCAAGCGTAGAAGCTGGGTCTCTTAGTGCAACAAAACAAAAGTTAGATGGTTCTGAGTCGAATTCAGTTGTTTTAGCGTTAAGTCACGCTACAGAACAGGCCGATAACGCGGTCAAGACTGCCAATGGTAAGAACACTAGTTACTCTGGTCCAAACCAGCCACAGAGCCCACGAGAAGGGGATATGTGGTGGTATGACAATGGATCGGGTACATCATTCATGAAGCAATACAACAATGGTGATTGGGTAACGTTGGTTGATAGTAACACGAAGCAGAATATCAAAGATGCTGTTGATAGTGCGATTGAGACTTCTAATACTTACACCGATGAACTCAATGATAAACAGGTTGAATTGACCAATGAACTCAATGATAAGGTCGCTAATGGTGAAGCTCTATTAAAGCAAGAAATAACTGACCGAGAGAACGGAGATAGCGTTACGCTGCAAGCAGGCAAGGATTTTGTAACCAGTCAGATAAAGGACTACGACACCGGAATGCAAAGCCAAATTTCCCAAGTCAGCGATGGCATCATGGCGTCAGTTAGTTCAACAAATTTAATTACCGACAGTTCTTTTGTAAACGCAACAGCTAACTGGACGCTCGCCGGTGATGTATCGTGGAAAATTGACAACGAAATCATGCTCAAAGGTGTGCGGGTAGCAACGTTTAACAACGGAAGTACTGACTTTGACCGCAAGACTTCAACGTTGAAAAGCACACCGATTTATACAATGAATTTGGGCGGCACACAATTCTATGCAAGCATTGACATTTATGCTCAATCTTTTGGAACAAGCGCTTATATGAAGGCTGAAATTGTTCAAAAAAACAGTTCTGGCACGACAACAAAGACAACTGCAATTGGCGGTTCATTTGATACAGCAATGTCTGGTTGGAATACTTACACGGCTGACATTACGTTGGATTCAGCGACAACACAACTTTATCTTCAAGTTACGCAGTACGGAGGCGGAAAAATTTCTGTTGCTAGACCTTATTTGGGTTCAACTAAGCTGAATGCTGGTGATTACATTCCGGGGTCAAGTACCGACAATACTTCAACATTGAAGTTGTTTAATAACTTTTTCGCGTTCGGTATTCAATCAAACACTGGCGCAATTATTTCAGGTATCAATGGTGACTCGTCTGGTTTGAATATTGTTGGTAAAAAAATAACAATAAGCGGCGATACAACTTTCATTGGTAACAACTTCATGGACGGTGCACTGATTAAGAACGCCTCGATTGGAACTGCACAAATTGCAGACGTTTCAATCACCAACGCTAAAATTGCCAGCCTTGATGTGAACAAAATCTCTGGTAACGTGTCGAACTTTATTCAATCCAATTGGAACGGTAAGTATGGCTCAACCACGATAAATTCTACTGGTATGACTGTTAATTCTGGTGGCGTGATTACCGATTTCATGAATTCTGGAATGAAGCTAACAATGGCCGGTGAATCCATTGGGGGTATCGGTGTTCAAGGTATGACGGGCAAGCCCAATACTTACCAAGGGTTGACGTTCTGGCTTGATGGAAATGCTAAGTATATGGCTTGGGCAGCCCGTAATAATGGAGATACATCGATGAATCCGGTTATACAGATGTCTTGGTATCGAAGTAATTCTGCGCCAACAGGAGCATACGCCGGCTTTAATTTTGACGATGATGTTATTTTCAATCAAGGGATTAACGTACCGGGAATTTCCAAGGCAAAACTTGGCTTTACAACCAAAACTTTTAATGGTTTCAATTATCCATACTTTGGGGATAGTAGATTGCAGGCTGGATTAGCGTACGGGTCCGGTTATACATACCTAATATCGGGGACAACGTATTACAATCTGACTCGTGTTATAAAGGCACTTGATAATTTAGGCGCTGTTAAAATACCATCAGTCATCAACTCAGACGGAACCGTTAAAACTTGGTTCAACGTCACTTTATAAGATAGGAGAACAAACGTGGAACAATCACAACAACAAACTTTGCAAAATCTTGGTTTCGAGATTGCCAACAAAGCGATTGAAATCGCACAACTTCGGGCACAATTGAGCGCTGTGCAATCAGAGAACGAACAATTGAAGTCACGTATCGATGAATTAAGCAAGGGGGAGTCTAACGATGGCACAAATTGATAAGACAACGCAATTCAATCAACAGTTATCCATTACCGCAGAAGATGGTGGTACAGTGAACTACGCAACCTTAAGTGGTTCGATTGACCAATACGGTGTGCCATCAATGAGCTACTACATCAACGATGGTGTCATTTATCGTGAACATTTATCTGATTTCCGGACAGCTTGGTCAGCATTTCAAGATACCGTATTTGCAGAGGCTGATAAGGTTGTTGCCAGCTTTGAAAAGTAGTGGGGTAGAGTTATGAACTTTTTTCCACATGACATCGCAGGCTGGTTAACGGTTATCGGCTCATTATCTGGTGCGATGTGGTTTGTAATTCAAAAAACGTTCGTTAAGTCTATGAATGACTTGAATAAGGCGATCACTGGCTTACAAGAAACTTTAAAAATTTATGATCATCGGATTGATGACCACGAGACACGTATAAGGCTACTGGAAGATTGGAGAGAACATCACGATGACAACGAATAACTTAATAACCTTTGCAGAAGCGCTATGGCAATCAGGTATTGTCCCAGCGCTTTTAATTTTGGCCATTGGTTGGGCTTCAGAACGGTTTACCCGTAACAAGCGGCTAACAAACTTGCTTGGTATTTCAGAAGCTGTGGTTAAGTGGGCAGAGGTGACCTTTGAAGGTGGCCAGTTGCAAAAAGCACAAGCAATCAAGTCGATTACAGATTATTTGATCAAGGCTGACAAAGCGCATTTGTTCACTGCTAAGCAGATTGATGAGGCAATTGAATGGGCTGTTGAAAAGATGAAGGAGGCAGAGAAGTAAAATGAATAAAACAATGAAGTGGGTCGCCGTTGGGTCGGCCTTTTTGTTTGGAACAACGCTTGTTAGTGATCATACGGTGCATGCAGATACGCCACGGTTTGACATGGTCGATGTATCCAACTGGAATGGTTACTTGTCAGTTGGCGATTTCGTTAATATGCGTAATCAAGGCGTTAAAGCCATTACTACCAAAGTTTCAGAAGGTACATGGTACCAAGACCCAACTGCTGCTAATAATATTGCAAACGCACAAGCGGCAGGTCTGTACGTAAATGGTTATTACTTTGCTCATGCGACCGATAATGCCACTGCTGTTCAAGAAGCTAACTACGCAGTGGCCACGGCTCAAGCTGATGGTTTGGGAGTTGGAGCTGTGCTGGCAGTAGATGCTGAATCACCAAATCAAATGGCAATGGGGAAAGCTATGCAAGCTGTGAATGAAACAGCTGAACAGCAAGTGGGCATCGCTGGTGGGTATCGATCAACCACCTATACAATGGGGTCACACGTCGAAACAACACCTGATGGTGACAAGTCATGGGTTGCACACTATCCATACACGCCAACGGCTAATCAAAACTATTACTCATCGGAGCATGGGTGGCAATGGTTCGATCATGCAACGTTCGATGGTGTGAACGGTGCGTTTGATATTACGCAACTTTACGACAATTTCTTCACTGCTGACCAAGCGGTCATTAAGAAGAACCCGGGTGATGGTGCTGCGGTGTGGTCTAAGAAGGGTCTCTGGTACACAGACAACTCATTCAAGCACAAGGCCAATGGCATCAAGAAGCACATGGGTTCTTACTGGTCATTTGCTAATGGCAAGTTGATCAAGTCTAACTGGACGAACTCATGGGGACTTCACTATTGGTCAGACGGTGACGGTAAGTTAGTACAGGGTGAGGGAGATTGGCACGGATATCATTTTAATTTTGGAAATGACGGCACGTTCAATGCTAAGACTGCAACTGTGAATAATTTAGCTGACATCATTAAATAAAAAAACGGACCAACTTGCGACATTAAAACATATGCGCAAATTGGCCCACTTATGAATAAAGCCCGCTGGACTTGGATTAACTTCCTCGTCTGGCGGGTTTTTATTGTGTTTACTCGTTGTTTAATTATAAAGCCTGAGTGTAATTTCTAACATGTATTGGAAAAGATAA